TTACGCCCCTATCTTTTCCGCAGCCCGTCCATCGTCCATATTTTTCGCTGCACCGTCGTCGGCCATCGTCTCGGCGGTGTTGAGCACCGCCAGACGCTCGCGCTTGGTGCATCTGCGGTACGCGGACACGAGGCGTTCTTCCTCGGCGGTCTCCGCGATCTTCGGCGACGAGGCGGGGAAAGGCGTCGGGTCGTCGGTTCGGCAGAGCAGGTAGTCGGTGGAGCAGCCGTATTTGTCGGCGATGGCGCATAGTATCTCGCCGTTCAGCTTGCCGACGCCCTGCTCCCAATTTCGGTACGTACCGAGGCTTACGTTGAAATAGCTCGCAGCATCTTCTTGCGTGAACCCTCCGACAGCTAAAGCGTAAGAGCGTCGTGCTTCACCAATGTTGTTTTCCATGATAGCTCCTACCAATTGTTTTGGTACAAGAAATATTACCACCAATTCCAAAATTACGCTTGAAACTACTAGAAATTGTTGTACTATACCTACTGAAGGCACGAAAAATTCTAGTAGTTAAGTTGGAGGTGAACCATGGAGGATACGAGAACCCCGCCCCTGGTGGCGATCGCCACCTGTATCCAGGTTGCGTTTCTCGTCCTGTTCTATGCGGACCTCATCCTGGACTGGGGGCTGCCCAGAACGAGCTTCCTCGCGATGCCGTTCCTCGCGTAGGGCGTCTCCCTCGGCTGGAAGCTCCGCGAAAAGCGCATGAAGGGAGGTGATTCCATTGTTGGAGATTAAACCGCTCGCGTCCGAGCGAGTGCGCGTCGGAATGACGCAGGAGGAGGCCGCCGCGCGCCTGGGCTGCAGCGCGAAGAGCCTGTGCTTCTACGAGAACAACGTGCGCGACATTCCCGCAGAGGTGGCGAACTCCGCAGCCGACCTGTACGGCTGCTCCACCGACTACCTTTACGGCCGCACAGACGAGCGCCTTCCGAGGGATGTCAACGAGCGCAAGGCAGGGTAGGAAAGGAGGAGATGAGTAAATGTTTAAGAATCTACAGGGCTTCATGCATATGCGGGAAGTTACGCCTGAGCAAGTTGCATCTGAAATCGGTTGCACGGAAGCGGTATTCGAGATGAAGCTGTCTGAAGCTATCTCGTTCACTCTCGACGAAGCGAAGGCTATCCGGGACAGGTTCTTTCCGGGTTATCGGCTCGATGGTCCCTTCGGATTATTCGAATCCGACGGCGACGTGCCGACCGAGCGGGAGCGCCTGCACCACTACGCGGAGGCTATCGGCAACGAGCTGACGAAGGACGGCGCGAAGCCCGACCCGGAGGTAGACGAGATCGTGGAGCTGTTCCACGGCTGCGCGGAAGCGTACGCCGAGCGCGAGGCGGGATAGGGAAGGAGGCGAAAAAGCAAGTGGAGATCGAAGCCGAGGACAAGGCGCTGTTCGTTCAGCGCATCAACGATGCCCTCGTCGAATGCGGCGCGCACCGATACGACTACCTGGCCGAGACGCCGATGGTCTACGAGGTGGACGATCACGGCGAGGAGTGGGTGCGCATCGAGGGCGTGGACCACAAGCGGGCGAACGTCAGCATCGACAGCCTGCCGGCCCTCATGACGGACATCAGGCCGCTGCTGTAGCGGCCATGAGGTGAACCCGCCGCAAAGGATCGACCGATCCGGCCCGTCCTTTCAGCCGCAGCCGCGCCGACCAGATGCGCCGCTGTAAGCGCGAAGGCAACCCGTTCCATTGGCAGCGCGCTGTCGGTCATCCTCCGCAGCGGGCTCGCCGCAAGCACCTTAACAATCGAATACCCGGAAACACGGCAGCCGGAAAGGCGGTAGCCGTGAAACTGAAAGACCTGTTTGGCATGAGCGAGGATCAGGCGGAGTCCGTTAAAGACGTCGTGCTGGGCTACGTTTTGGGTGTGGCGAGCACGCTCATTGGCTTGGTGCTTGAATCAATGAGCTGACCAGATTGACGAGGTACGGTATGGCTGCTGTGGCAAGGCCGAGGAACCATCCGATGATCACGTTGTTGCGGCTGTGCTTCCTGTCCTCGTCGCGTATCCGATCGACCTCTTCTTTACGCCGAGCCTCCAGTTCCGCTAGCTTGTCGTGGCGGGCGATGGCCCAGTTCGCTTTCGGGTCGTAGTTGACGTACAAGATGTCTCCGTCGAAATCGCGAAAACAATGGATGAAGCCGAGATCCGACAGTTGAAGGTACATTCCTTGCACGGCTTCGGATTCAAGGCGCGATGCGGCGTATCCTTTCGCCCCGTCTCCGAGACTCACGAGCTTTCTGAGCTCGTCGATCTCGTCGTCCGTGAGAAGGTCGACCGATTGCATGGCCGATGACTCGGAAACTCGCTTTCCGAGGTTGTCGATGCTCCTTCGGATCTCGTCGGTTGATTTCGATGCCTGGGCGACGGATCTTCCCACGTTGCCGACGCTTGACGCTATGCCATCGAGCGGTCTTCTCAGTTCGCTTGTCATGGCGCGCCTTTCCTCGATTGCCTCTCGCAAAGCCAATTCTAACAGGCTGCCGTGTTTCCGGGTATTCGGCTCGGTGCGAACGTACCTTGAAAACCGAATAGGCATGGAGTCGGAAACGCTTCCGACGAGAGAGGTTGTTACGAGCCGAGCCAGTCGCGGAACTCGTCCAAGACGCTCGGAAGGGACTTCTCGAAGAACTCGGCAACGGCCATCGCCGCCGCCTCAGGGCTCGGATCGTCGCCCAGGTCGTCGATGATCGGCTCCGATTCGCTTTCGCGGTCGGGGGAGCGCTGCAGCAGCCCATCGCTTTTTATGAAGCTGTCGAGGTCCTTGAACATACTATTACCTCCGTTCTAAGCGAATCTTACCACGTTTTCGCCCCCATGCCTATTCGGCGAGCACATTGAAAACCTAGGGCACCGCCCAATACCCGCTCCCGACAGGGAGAAGCGGGGAACACCGGTGCTATCTGATAGCGATGATCGATTGAGAAAGGAGGCGCCGATGGAAACCGAAACCCATGGGCAGATCTTCGCCGAGATGGCGAGGGTCGCCGAGCTGCCAGTGAAGCCCATGTACAGGCTGAGGGAGGTGGAGCGTGCGTCAGGCATACCGTACAGCACGCTGTCGCTCGCCGTAAGAAGCGGGGAGATGAAGTCCTTCATGCCGGTCGGGCAGTCTCGCGGCATGCGGGTGAAGCCAGAGTGGTTCGACGATTGGTTCATGAGAGGAGTGCGGAATGCGAGCTGAAAAAGAAGCGCGCCCAGCCGTGGAAAGCAAGCGCGCAACTGACCAACAGGTCGTAAATAGCATAACACGCGCAGTCAAGTACGACATGGAGCGATGCCTGCGCGACGAATGGGAGCGCGGCATGCGGCTGCTCCCGGTGCCGTTCGCGGCGATGCTCGCGATCTACGCGATCATGATGGCATGCGGGGTGGGGTCATGAGCGAAGGGGAGGATCGGACGGTCACGTGGGCGCTCAAAGCCGCCGCATGGGCTGAGAGGCCGTACCCGGCCGATCCGAGCATAACGACCTTCGCGGCCTGGATGATAAGGCTGACCGCCGAGGCGAGCGTTACGAAGAGGTGCACCATCATGCGCAACCAGCAGGCGATGGGGATGAGCAACAACTACTGGCCAGCCCTGTCGCGCCTCGCGGTCATGCACAGCCCCCATCTGGCGAAGTACATACATCCGGCGCACAGGCAGCCCCTCGACGGGCGGGAGGGCGTCGAACTGATGAACGAGCTGTACCGCCGCGTGGTGGGCCGCTCGCCGAAGGTTCGCGACTGGACGGCCGCGCGCGACGCGGTCGGGCAAGGCGCCTTCGATGGTCGATAGGTCGGCGGACGTCGGCCCCTGGCTGATCGTCGTGGACGCGATGGATTACGACCGCGCCGACGAGCTGGGGCGCACGATGGGGTCGCTCGGCGTGACGGGCAGGTTCATGCGCGGAGAGGTCGCCGACTGCATGGCCGACGCGGCCCGGTGGCGAAAGCACAGGAAGGAACAGGAGATTGTCGAGCATCAGGATTGATCCTAGGACGGGCAGCATAGTAGTGCGGTCGTACGCCGGCGTCGACGCGGCGACGGGAAAGACGCGTCAGGTATCGAGGACGCTGCCGCCGGGAGCGACCGACGAAGAGATCGCGCAGACCGTCGAGGAGGTCGAGCTGAAGGCGGGCCGCGCGAAGAGGACTGGCTCCGGCTACACGGTGGGCGCGCTCCTGGACTACTACCTGGACGGCCTCGTCGACTACGGGCATGCGGCGTCGACCGTCGCGGCCTACCGGTCGATGGCCCGCTGCTACGTTCATCCCGGCGTGGGGCGGATCGAGTACGACCGGGCCTCGGCGTCGGACTTCTCGGCGCTCTATCGGTCGCTTCTGCGCAGCGGCGGAAAGGACGGATCGCCGCTGTCGCCCGTGACCGTTCGCAAGCTCCACGCGATGCTGTCGGGCTGCTTCTCCACGCTCATGCGCGACGGCGTGGTGGACTCCAACCCCGTCCTCGGCGTGGCGGTGCCGCGCGGCGGAAGCCCTGAGGCCAAGCCGCTTTCCGAGCGCGACTTCGCGGCTCTCGCGGCGCGCCTCCACGAAGTTCTTGCGAAACCGGTCGAGGACGACGCGGGCTACATGGAGCGGACGTTCGCGGCGGCATGGTGGACGTGCCTGCACACCGGGGTCAGGCGCGGCGAGCTCGCCGGCTTCCAGGTCGGCGATTGGTCGGAGCGGATCGGCATGGACATGGCCCCAGGCGGCGAGGCGTCGTGGCATCCGGGCGTGAGGGTTTCCCGCTCGGTCGCGCAGGTCCCCGGCATGTCGGCCCCCGCCGAGTACAAGGAGCCGAAGTCCGAGCGCGGCAAGCGCGTCTTGACGGTCGACGACGAGACCGCCGGCGCGATCCGCTCGCAGATCGCGCTGCAGCAGGCCGTCATGGCCGAGCGCGGCTGCCGGCAGACGGACGAGACGCCCTTGTTCTCGCATCCGGACGGGACGTGGATACTTCCGTCGGAGTTCACGGCGGAGTTCCGCGCCCTCGCGAAGTCGCTCAAGCTCGCCAAGCACGTCCACCTGCACACGCTCCGGCACACGCATGCGACCTACCTGCTGTCGCACGGCGAGGCGATAAAGGTCGTACAGGAGCGGCTCGGGCACTCGAAGATCGACGTGACGCTGGGAATCTACGGCCACGTGCTTCCGGGGCGCGATGCGCGGGCGGCGGAGAGCTTCGGCGCCCTTTCCAAGTCGATGGTGGAGCGGGCGTGTTCCGCGCCCATCGTCTCGTACGCGCCGAAGTGCCCGCTGTCTGGGGAAACGTGCGCGAGGTTCTACAATCCATCGGGAAAAAGCAATGCATGAAAGGAAGGAGGCGCCAGCCATGGGAAACGGCCGGGAAGCGTTGAAGGAGGCGCGCAGGCGCGCCGGCATGACCCAGCAGGCCGTAGCGGATTCGCTGGGGATAAGCCTTAACTACTATCAGAAGATCGAGGCGGGGGACCGGACGGGAGACTTCGAGATATGGGATGCGCTGGAAGATATGTTCAGCGTTCACCAACGTCTCTTGAGAACGACGGATCCTCCGTTCTCCCAAGGATCCAATCGGTAGACGTGTCGAAGAAGTCCGCGAGCTTTACTAGCGTTTCCGGTGACGGCGCCCTGGTGCCCTGCTCGTATTTCTGGTAGGCGTTCAGCGAAATCATGAGATGGTCAGCCGTTTGCTGCTGAGTTAGAGCATGCGCCATTCGAATTTCGCGGAGCCTTTTTCCGAGCAATTGAACTCCTAAAACAGGTATTGGTTACATACGAATTGTATGTTAATATGCACCTAGAAAAAACATACATAACGTATGTATACAGTACGAATGTAAGGAGGATCGCCATGCTGCACATGATCGACAAGGCCGAGGTGCCGGGCTACCGAGACGGAGACAAGAGCCCTCTTCGGGTCTTCTGCGAGGAGACCGCCAGGGAGTTCTTGGAGAAGTCGAATCCCGGAGACGTGGCCGAGGTGACGTGCGCTCCGGTGGAGCCGGGCGAGAGGGGCGTGCGGAGGCTGGCGGGCGCGTTCCGCAGCGCGCTCTCCTGCATGGACAGGAGCGCCGACCTGCGCCGGGAGGTGCGCGTCATCACGCGCAACGGCGAGCGGGTGTTCCTGGAGCGCGCGAAGCTTGCTCGGCCGACGGAACTCCGCGAGCCGAACCCGTATCCGGACCACGTGAGGAGATAGGGAATGGAAGGAAAAAAAGAAGCGCGCCGGATGTGGAAGTCGGGGCGCGCATCCGCCGATGAAGGCAACCGAATGATACCACACGGCGAATGGGAGCGCGGCTGCAAGATGCTGCCGGCCCCGTTCGCCGCCGCAGCCGCCGCCTACGCGCTCATGCTGGCGTTCGGCGTCGGGGCGTAGGAGCGGGAGGAGCGGCATATGGGAGCGATCGGAGGGTCCCGGAAGAGGGACCCGCGCGGACGAGGCGCGCGGGTCCGTCGTCGAAGGGGGGCTTCGAGCGACGGCCGACAGTCTACACCATACGCCCTTTCGAGTGAAGGGGCGGCCGAGGGAACGAGAGGAAAAGCACCTTTATGAGCATAAACAGAACGATCATCAGCGGGCACCTGACCCGCGAACCGGAGCTGAGGTCGACCGCGGGCGGCATGCCGGTCCTCGGCTTCGGCGTGGCGGTCAACGACCGCCGCAAGAACCAGCAGACCGGCGAATGGGAGGATTACCCGAACTTCATCGACTGCACCATGCTCGGCAACCGAGCCGAAAGCTTGAGCAGGTACCTGTCGAAAGGTACGAAGGTCGCGATCGAAGGCAAGCTCTGTTGGAGCCAGTGGGAGCGCGACGGCCAGAAGCGCAGCAAGATCGAGGTGGTCGTTGACGATATCGAGCTTATGAAGCGGCAGGACGGCTCGCAGGCGGTTGCGAGCGCCGCGCCGGTCGTCGACGCTTGCCAGGCGGTTCACGACGAAGACATACCGTTCTAGGAGAAACGATGCCAAACAAGTTCACTTGGTTCCCGAAGATAACGAGAGTCGTCGAGCGGATCCCGTCCGAGGAGCAGCGCGGCATGTTCGCGCTCGCCGTAATGCGCTACGGCACCGAGGGCGCGGAACCCTCTCTCGAATACCCGCTCGACGCGCTGTTCGAGTCGATCCGCGAGGACGTCGACAACTCCGTGAGCGCGCGCGAGGGCAACGCCGGAGGGCGTCCGAGACGGCAGAGGAAAGAAGCTACCAGAGACGTTCGAGAAGCCGAAAACGAGCCGGAAAACGCGCCGGAAGATGAAAAGCAAGCCGAAAAAGAACGGAGGTTAAACGAAGGTGAAACCCCCGTTTCAAACATCGAAAACGGGGGTTTTGAAACCTCGGAACCCCTCCTATATAAACCAAGCCAAGATAAACCAATCCAAACCAGACCAGAAAAAGAGGGAGGTGCGCGCGCGAGGTTTCGCGCCCCGACCCCCGACGAGGTCCGAGCCTTCGCGGAGGAGGCCGGGCTGAGCCTCGACGCGGAGCGGTTCTGCGACTTCTACGCGTCGAAGGGCTGGACGGTCGGCAAGTCGAAGATGCGGGACTGGAGGGCCGCGGCGCGCAACTGGGCCCGCCGCGACGCTGCCGGGAAGGGGGTCGGCCATGATGAGCTTGGCGAGTACGCTGGGGCGTTTTGAGGCGCCGAGGAACACTCCGGAGCAGGAGGCGGCGGCAGCCGCCTGGAAGGAGGGGCAGCGACGGCTGAAGGTGGAGGAGCGGCTCGCCAGATCCGGCGTTCCCTCGCGCTACCGCTCGGCGTCGCTCGACGGGTGCGACCGGCGCATCGCCGACTGGGCGGCGTCGCCGTCCGACGTGCTGCTGCTCCGAGGAGACGTCGGGCGCGGCAAGACGCACGCCGCCTGCGCCGTCCTGATCGCCAACGCCGCCGAGCGCACGGTGCTCTTCGCGACGTCGCTCGACCTGCTGCGGGACTTCCGCAGCGTGTTCGACGGGGCTGCTCGCGAGGCCGACGTGATGGGGCGGTACCGCAACGTCGGTCTGCTCGCCGTCGACGATCTGGGAAAGGAGCGTCCGACCGACTGGGCGCTGTCGAAGCTGTTCGACGTGCTGGACGCCCGCATCAGGACCGGCAAGCCGACTATCGTCACGACGCAGTACAACTCGATCGATCTGACGTCGCGGATGGCGTCCGACGGCAACGTAGAGACAGCCAAGGCGATAGTGAGCCGCCTCGGCGACAGGAGAAACGCGGTCGTCGCGTTCGACGGCCCGGACAGGAGGCTGCGAAATGGCCGATAACGTGAACCATCCAGACCACTACACGCAGGGAGGGATCGAGTGCATCGACGCCATGCGCTCGATGGCCGGCGAGGGCTTCGCCGCTCACCTGCGCTGCACGGTGCTCGAGTGCCTGTGGAGCTACGACCTCAAGGACGGCCTGGATGATCTCCTCAAAGCCCGACGGTACCTGGACGAGCTGATCGACGAGGCGCGAGCCGAGGAGGGGCGCGCGGCCCTCGCCGGGATGAGCGATGCGGCCTCGTCGGACGCCGTGCGTGCGGCGAGCGAGGCCGAGCGGGCCATGGTGGAACGGACGTGCAGCGAAGCCGCCCGCCCAGCCCGCATCGGCTACGGCATCGGCGCAGGTGAAGATCACGATGCCGATGATTCCGAGCACGACGAGTTCGGGAAAAAGGGATGCATGAAAACGCTCTACGGTCCGGTGACGGGATTCTGCCGCGAGGGGGCCTGATGGCGGAGCACTACGGGCAGGTGCGGGGGTTTCGGCATCGAAGCGATCAGAAGGCGGTCGAGCAGCCCGCCGCGCCGCTCCCGAAGCGGCGCGGCACCGAGAAGCACCTGGAGGACATGGTTGCCGATCCGAGCGACCGAAGGCACGGGACGGCTACAGGCTACAAGTACGGATGCCGATGCGAGAGATGCCGCGCCGCTTCTCGCGAAGCCCGCAAGAAGGGAGCCGAGAGGGAGCGCGAGCGCCGAGCAGAAGTGCTCGCCGAGATGTCCGCCGATCCCGGCCATCCGTCGCATGGCACGTACGCCGGCTACAACCGCTACGGGTGCCGGTGCAAAAGCTGCCGACGCGCAGGGCATCTGCACTACATCAAGACGAAAGGAGGCCGATGATGGCCGATGAAACGAGCGGGATCGAGAAGCTGCGAGCGTTCGCAGACGCAGCCGAAACCTGGAACACCCGCTGGGAGCGCACGTGCAAGCCCATCCGCAAAGGCACGAGCGTATCGTGCGACGTATGCGGGAGCGAGCTGCACGATCCGTATAGGTTCTGCGGCGGATGCGGCGCGAAGGTGGTGGACGAATGAGCGGACGCGAGACGTGCTTATGGCGGATGTGCTGGCTAGCGAAAGGTAAGTTTGCCGTAAGCACCCAATGCGGACACGAGTTCCTGTTAACGAAGAATATGCGCCTCCATGCTCGCATGCGAAAGCCATCATTCGCTTGCCCGTACTGCGGCCTGGAAGAGCGGCGTACCAACGAGAGCAACTGGGATCCTTCCGACGAGCAGCTGGACGAATGGGGCATGTGATGGCGGCGTGGCTGTTCGTCGCGTCCATCGCGCTCATGGCGGCGTTCTGCGCGTGGGTGCTGGCAGGGATCGCGAGGATGCTCGCCGTCGAGTTAATGAGGAGGAAGGAGGATCGCCGATGATATAGGAGCGTATGCCCCGGCTGCCCGTCGCCCTTCTCTAAAGAACGCGGCGCACTCAACCAGCAGGACGTTTTGCAGCCATCCGATCGGAGGCGCGGAATGAGCGCAGAGAGCCTGCCGCCGTGGCCGGTGTGGTAGCATTCTCTTGCAGGAATCCACCGCCGAGCGAAAGGCCATTCGATGAGCGTCGTGTCTAGGATATTCGCGGGAGGGAAAACCAACGCCGAGAGGATCCCCGAGATCGAGCGCATCACGTTGGTGCGCGTCGATAATCCCGTCAAGCAGTACTCCGCGTTCCTTCTCTGCCTCGTGCTGTCGGCAGTGATCGCCACCTGCGGGATCGCCGCCGAGTCGTCTGCCATAGTGATAGGGGCGATGCTCATAGCCCCGCTCATGTCGCCCATGATCGGCACGTCGTTCGCCATCGCGACGGGCAAGCGGCGCCAGGCGGCGAGGGGCCTTCTGGTCGCCCTCTCGGGAGCGGCTGCGGTCGTCGCCGTCGCCGGTGTTACGTCGCTCGCCATACCGGCCGGCGTCCCGCTGGTCGGCAACGGCGAAGTGTCGTCGCGGGTCTCCCCGCGCCTCGTCGACCTCGTCGTGGCCGTCGCGTCCGGGGCCGTCGGAGCCTTGGCCGTCGGCCGCGACGACGTGTTCGACGCCATCCCGGGCGTCGCCATCTCGGTGTCGATCGTGCCTCCCCTCTGCGTGGCGGGCGCGGCTCTCGCCCAGGGGGCCCAAGCGGTCGCGTCAGGGGCCCTGCTCCTATTCACCGTGAACTTCTTCGCCATCCAGCTTTCGTGCAATGCCGTGTTCTTCCTGATGGGATTTGCGGGGCACGCGCAGGACGGAAGCAGCGCGAAGGCGAGGCTTTTGTGGTACGCCACCGCGGTCGTCGGGACCGTCCTGCTCGCCGTGCCCCTCGCCGCTGCGAGCAACGAGGTCATCGAGCAGTACTCCTTCGAGCGCGGCGCCGCGCAGTCCGTGAGGGAGTGGCTGCGGGAATCGTCCTACGAGCCGGTCTCCGTCGACGCGTCGGGCGGCGCGGTGGTCGTCGAGATCGCCGGCGAGGGGACGTTGCCCGACCTGGACGACCTGCGCATCCTGCTAAGGGAGAGCAAAGTTCCCGTCGAAGACGTGAAGATGAGGGTTACAAGGCAGTACAGCTGACGAAGGAAGAGGGCCCGCAGCCGATCCAAGGCTGCGGGCCCTCTTCCTTTAAGCGAGAGCGCGGTCGGCTACTTGCGCTTCGCCTCCGCCTCGATGTCCTTCACGGCGTTCTTCGCGTCGGCGGCGACGTCCTTGGCGGCGTTCTTCACGTCGTGGGCGGCGTCCTTCACGGCGTTCTTCGCGTCGTGGGCCGCCTCGCTCACGGCTTCCTTCGCCTTGTCGGCCGCTTCTCCCAGCTTTTCCTTGACGTCTTCCATTGGCTCTCCTCTCGAGTCGATCTGCCTTATCCGGCATTGTAACGGCAGGGGCGATGGGCGGAGCGAGACGGGCGGGAAACCGTTGCGGATCTGATTCTTTAATGCAACTGGCACGAGCTTGCTTCGCGCGGGCGCGCTGGACTCGCCGACGTCCGTGCCGTATCATCTGCAAAACGACCGACGCAGGGGAGGAGCCGCGCCATGGTTCGCGAGAGGCAGCGTTACAGGGTGTTCGACCGCGGGGCCTTGATAGCCGAGGGGACCGCGAGCGAGTGCGCGGCGGCCGCGGGCCTCAAGCCGCGCACGGTCCAGGCGTACGCGGCCGATCCCCGGCGCTCGCCGAGGTGGCGCATGCGCGCGCGTCAAGGGAGGCGGCGCTCTACCCGATGAAATGCGACAGGATTCCCAGTCCGAACACGTCTGCCGCCGAATGCGCGATGAAAAACGGCGCTAGGTTCTTGTCTTTCGACCGCCTGTAGATCAGGTAGACGGCTCCTCCGAACACGAGGCCGATTCCCAATGCAGGCATTAACCCTTGGTAGGTATGGAAGCTTGCGCGCACGAGCAACGAGAACGGCACGGCCCACTTCAGGTGCCTGGGCCTCACCGCGAGGCAGATGCCTAGGAAGTACAGCTCTTCGTACGCTCCGTTGAGCGCGGCGTGCAAGACCCTGGAAACGGGTTCGCTCCAGAAAAAAGATCCGATCGGGTTCGGGAACTGGATCGCCTCGCGGATCGACCCCGCAACGACCATGTAGGCATCGAAGGCGAGCGAGCCGATTAGAAACACGAACGCAGCGCAGAGGACCGCTCTGAGATCGAGCTTGATGCGCCATGCCTTGAAATCGAAGTTCCTGGCTCGCAGGTACAGCAGGGCGATCGCCAGCAACCCCGATTGGACGGCGATGGCGTTGTAGTTGTCCGCGACGGAGAACGAGATGTTGCCTTCGACCGTCGCCGTCCCTTGCGAAAGGCCCAAGAGCGACATAGTGGACGAGAGGATCGCCCAGCCGAATAGGATAACGGTGAGCGAGAGGATATCGAACCACTCGAGATAGCGAACTTTCTCCTTTTTCGTTTTGCGAATGAGCGTCAAGGCCGCCTCCTTCTGACTGCTTTGCATCGATGAGCTCGTCCGTTTTCCGGGAGAGGGGGATGATGATACCCGCCTATCGAATTTCGTCAAGGGGAGGCGACGTTTTTCGCATGTTCGTCGACAGTGATAATTTATGCGATAAAATATCAAGCACACTTGTTCGATCGGATTCCGGAGGCAGATTTGGACCACGACATATTCGTCATGCGGGCATGCGTCGCGTCTTACTTGCGGCATATAAAGACGATGGACGACGAGATACGCGAGATCGAGTCGAGGATAAGGGACGTGCGGTCGCGGCTCGTGTCCATGGGGGCGTCGTTCGAAGGCTCCCGATCCGGCGGATGCGGGGACAGGCTGGGCGAGGGCGTCGCGCGCATCATGGAGCTGGAGGCGGAGTGGTCGGACCGCGTGTCGGCATGCTATGCGGAGATAGCCGCCGCCCAGGACATGTGCGATCCGCACCACGTGGGCAGGTGGGCCATGTGGATGCACGTGGTCGAGGGGCGGACGTGGGCCTACGTCGGGCGCGTGATCGGATACAGCGAGCGCCAGGCTCGCACCATCGGCGACGCCGGGGCGCGCGACCTGTACCGCTTGATCCCGGAGACGTTCCGGCGCGACGAGTTCCCCAACGCCGCGCCGATAGAAACGCTGCCGCCCATTGCCGTCTGATCCTGATAGTCTGATATAAGCGAGACGCAACCGAACAGCCGTCCATTAGGGGCGGCTTTTTTATCGCCGAGACAGGGAGGCAGCAATGGTATCCGTCGAAGAGGTAATCGCAATCGCGTTGCAATACGACACCGCCATCAGCCGCGCCATGCTGCGGGCATGCGGCGTACCGGTTCCGCATGCCCGTCCGCGCATCGGCTCCATCGTCGCTGTCGACGCCTACGACGGCATGGGCGAGTGCTTCGCGAACAACGAGTCTCCGATGGACGGGCGATAGGGGATGGAGGTGCGCCGATGATAATTCACAGGGGTTTCCATACGATGAACGAGCGAGTCGATGCCATGGAAGCGACGGGGCATGTCGAAGCCTAACCCGCGCCGAGCCAACGGAGCCAGAAGGGACGCGCTGCGCAAGCGCGTGGCGGCGATGGGATTGCCGTGCCATATATGCGGGCTTCCCATCGACTACTCGCTCGCGACCTACGTCGATCCGACGGACGGGAAGACCAAGCGCCACCCGATGTCGTTCGAGCTTGACGAGCTCGTGCCGGTGTCCAAGGGCGGCAACCCGCTCGACATCTCGAACGTCGCTCCTGCGCATAGGATATGCAATCAAAAGAGAGGCAACAAGACGCTTAGGAAGCCTCCGGAGCCGACGGCCGACAGGCTCCCGAAGTCGAGGGAGTGGTGACCCAGGGGGGACCCCCTCCCCTTCGTCCGAAGCCACCCTAGCGGCACAGGGCTAATATCCCCCCGCGATTCTTTTCCGCACCAGGTTTTTGATCTTTTAGCCCGAAAGGAGGGGTTTCCGGATGCCAGAGGACGGATGCATGACGCTTGCGGCCCTCGCAGAGGGTACTGACGACCTCGAGATGCTGAAATGCCTCCGACTAGGGATAGCAAGGCAGCTGGAGGAAACCCAGTCAGGACGCGACATAGCGGCTCTCTCAAAGCAATTCATGGATATTACCAAGGAGATACGCGCATTGGAGAAGGCGCAGCCGAAAAAAGACAGGAGGACGGCTTTGGATGAAGCGAGGAACAAGCGCAAGAAAGCGCCAGCTAAGAGGAAACCAAGATCCGCGAATTAGGGTTTCTGACGATTACGCCTACACGTACGGAGGCGATGCGGCGGAGATGGCCGGCGCCTACGGACTTACTCCCGACCCTTGGCAGCAAACCGTGCTGGATGACTGGCTCGCATACGACGATGACGGCACATACGCGCACGACACTTGCGGGCTGGCCGTTCCGCGCCAGAACGGGAAGAACGGCACTCTTGAAGTTCGTGAACTGTACGGGGCTGCTGTGGAGGGCGAGAAGATACTGCACACCGCACACGAGGTGAAGACGGCCCGCAAGGCATTCCTGCGCCTGTGCTCATTCTTCGAGAACGAGAGCGAATATCCAGAACTTGCCGAAATCGTGAAAGCCATCCGCAAGACGAACGGGCAGGAGGCCATCGAGTTGACGAACGGAGGCTCGATAGAGTTCTCTGCCCGCTCGAAGGGCGCAGCGCGCGGCTTCACCGTGGACGTAGTTGTGTGCGACGAGGCGCAGGAGCTCACCGACGACCAGTTGGAGGCTCTGATGCCAACCAGTTCGGCTGGCCCGTTGCAGAACTCGCAACTCATTCTTTTAGGAACGCCGCCCGGTCCAACCACCAATGGGGACGTATTCCCGCGAACGCGGAGAAACGCGCTGTCGAGCGAGCACGGCGGCACGAACTGGATCGAATGGTCGGTTGACGAAATCGGCGATGTATCCGACGAATCAAGGTGGGAGGAAACCAATCCCGCTCTCGGCTACCGGCTAACGCGAAAGGCGGTCGAAAAGGAGCTGAAAACGATGTCGCCAGACGGGTTCGCGCGCGAGAGGCTTGGTTGGTGGGCGAGCGACATGGCAAACGGGTGCTTCGACCCTTCCGAATGGGACGCGCTCAAAGTCGACTTCACCGACGAGGAGATAGTAGAGCAGGCTTCCTGGAAGCGAGCCTACGGCGTGAAGTTCTCGGCGGACGGAAAGCGCGCGGCAATCGCGATCGCGATATGGAAAAGGGGAGCCACGCCCCATGTAGAGGTGCTCGAGCATGGATCGACGGAGAACGGGATACAGTGGGCTGAAGATTGGCTGACGCCTCGGTGCGGGAAGGTCAGCACGACCGTCATAGACGGCAAGGCAAACGCGCTCGACCTGTACAACCGGCTCCTAGCCGGCGGCGTGGTCAAGAGAGCGCTGGACCCCGCGAAACCGGAAACGGTCACGGCGGCGTCGTCCATGTTCCTGAACGCCGTCACGGAAGGATCCATGACGCACATCGGGCAACCTGCGCTCGACGATGCGGTCAAGGCGGCGGAGAAGCGCGAGATAGGCAAAGGCGGAGGCTTCGGCTTCCAGTCGGGAAACGAGACCGACATCACCCCGCTCGAGGCCGCGTGCCTCGCTCTGTGGGGCGTGAGAACCACGAAAAGAGACCCTAGCAGAAAGGCGGTGGTCGGCTGATGGCTACGACGAGAGCGGCGTTCCAGAAGCCGCGATTCGCGCCCGATTTCCCGTACCAGGACGTGTTCGACGACCTATGGGGCATCTGGTGCAAGCACATCCTCGGAAACCAGAAGAAGAACAAGTACTACGAGGCGAAGAACACCCTGCAAGACCTGGGACTGTCGATCCCGCCTCCGCTCAAGGACGTGGAGACCGTCGTGGGATGGCCGCAGAAGGCCGTGGAGGCCCTCGTCGTGCGATCTCGCTTCGACGGGTTCGAGGCGAACGACGAGACGGCCGCCGCCATCCTCGACAGGGTGTCCGAGCAATCTGGGCTGAAACGAAAATACCGCATGGCCGTCACGTCCGAGCTGGTCTACTGCTTCTCGGCCGTAACCATATCGCGCGGCGACGTCGATGCTGGCGAGCCGGAGGTGATAATCGGGCTCCATTCGGCGGAATCGTCCGCTGCTCGCTGGGATTACCGCAAGAACCGCATCAAGTACGGCTTCACCATCGTGGATTACACTGACAAGGGAAAGGCGTGCGAGATCAACCTGTACGTCGACGACGCGATAGTCAACGCGAGGGCCACTCGGTCGGGCGTTTGGGATTACTCGGTTTCCGAGCACGAGATGGGACGGCCGCTCATGGAGGTCCTGGCGTACCGGCCGACCGAGGCGCGCCCGTTCGGGCAGTCGCGCATCACGCGCGCCGTGCGCTCGATCACCGACAGCGCCGTGCGCGAGGCGCTGCGCACCGAGGTGAGCGCCGAGTTCTTCACGGCTCCGCAAAAGTACCTGCTCGGCGTGAGCAAGGAGGAGGCTTTCGCAGAGGTTTCCAAGTGGGAGGCCTACATCGGATCGATCTTCACCATCGGCAGGGATTCGGAGGGCGACGTCCCGCAGTTCGGGCAGCTCGCACAAGGATCAATGCAGCCGCACGTCGACTACATGCGAAGCCTCGCCGCAAGGTTCAGCGGAGAGACGAACGTGGCGATAAGCCAGCTCGGCGTCATCCACGACAACCCGTCGAGCGCGGAGGCGATCTACGCGGCGAACGAGCCGCTCATCATGGAGGCGGACGACCTCAACGACGGAAACGGCGAGGCTCTGCGGAACATCGCCCGCATGGTGGTGGCAGCCGTGCTCGACAAGCCGCTCGAAAAGCTCACAGAGGACGAGCGCAGCATCACGCCGATATTCCGCAACCCGGCGATGCCGAGCATCGTCTCCCAGGCAGACGCTATGGTGAAGATCGCGTCCGTCGCGCCTTGGATCGCCGAAACCGACGTGTTCCTCGAACAGCTCGGGTTCGACGAGGGCACGCGTCGCCGCCTGATGGACGACAGGAACAAAGCTGCGTCGGCTAACGCGATCAGCGATATCTTCGCCGTCAATAAGCCGTCGCAGAACGAGCCTACGGTGGTGGAGTAAATGTATTCCATCCCGCTTTCGTACATTCAGGAGTTCTCCGACGCGGTCGACGAGGTGAGCTACAGGGCGAAGAGTCGGCTCGTCGCCGCGCTTGCAGCCGTTGACATGAGCGACCCGCAGGCAGCGCGCGCTCAAATCGCCGACATCATGGAGCGCATCGTTGGCGCGTCCGACGTGCTGGCATCAACTATGGCGGCTTCCTTCTACGACGGAATCCGCGAGTACCAGACAGGTGAGAAGCTTGGCGCTTCGACCGACAGCGGGCGCGACCCCGAGTCGACTAGGAACGCGACCTACGGCATCACCTCGAAGCTGGCGGAGACGCCTGAAATAAAAGTTGTGGAAGCCATTCTTCTGCAGCGCGTCGGATACGAGATACAGCGTTCCGTTGGCCGCACGATGTTCCTGAACGGAGAGCGCGACGCCAGGAAGCCGAAGTACGCTCGAATACCCTTGGGCGGCGATTCGTGCGAGTTCTGCCGAATGCTGGCATCGCGCGGCTTCGCGTACAGATCAGAGCTGACCGCCGGCAAGCTCGACCCCGACCACTACCACGACGGATGCAGGTGCCGCGTCGTGTGCTCATGGGACAAAGACCCCGCCATCGAGGGGTTCGACCCAGCAGAGTACGATGACAAGGCGTGGGGCCAGTACGGCGGCGACGCGGAATCGTTTGCGCGGAAGGACCATTCGCAGCATCGGCAGCACCAGAAGGAGAAGAGGCGCAACCGTTACACGGAAGACGGCAAGCTGAAAGCCGGATACTCCGGCCAGCGCATCGATAAGCAGGCCGCATATACCGAAGCCGACCGCAAGAAGACGGCGGTACGCGCAGCAGCCGAGCGAGGAAACGCGCAGCGCGTCAAGAAGCGCAAATAGCGACCGCCCTCGGCAAGGCGTTGAACTGCATCGGACATACCTAGGAATCAAGCACCCGCATGGGTGCTTTTTTCATGCCCTGAACCGGGCGACAGCAAAGCGGAGCCGCATGGCGACGCGAACCAAGCGCGCCGCATGGCGCAGGAAGGATGGTCATCATGGCCGAAGACAACATCACAACGATCGAACCGACAGAGCCGACGCAGAACGGCGACGGAGGCACCGAGCCGCAGGGCGCAGGCGCTCCGGCAGCCGACACGACCGACTGGAAGGCGGAGGCCCGCAAATGGGAGAAGAGGGCGAAGGCGAGCGCGAAGCAGCAGGACGGCAGCAAGACGACCGACGAGGAGCTTGCCAGCATCCGAGCCGAGCTCGACGCTATGAGGGCCGAGCGCGACCAGAAGGCGTGGCTCGCCGAAGTGTCCGAGGAAACCGGCGTCTCCGCAGACCTCGTCAGAGGAGCGACCAAGGAGGAGATGAAGGCGCACGCAGAGGCCATCGCGAAAGCGTACAAGAAGCCCTCCGCGCCGTCCGGCCAGTCCGACACCCGCAAGGGAGGCGACGGCAACGGCCCGAAGATGACCAAGCAGGAGATCCTTGCGATCAAGAACAGCAAGGAGAGAAAAGCCGCGATCGCGGAGAACATCGATTTGTTCAAATAAACCGAAAGGATGATGAAAAATGGCAGACGCAAACCTCAGCACCGCGTCCCGCGTCCTCGACATCGAGTTCGCCAGCAAGTTCGAGCAGGGCGTGACCGCGCTCATGACGGTGTTCGGCATCGAGACGCCGCAGACGCTCACCGCCGGGACCCAGATCCAGATGTACACCGTGGAGGGATCCCTGTCCGAAGCCGAGGTAACTCCCGGCGACGACATCCCTCTGTCCAAGTACGAGCACAAGAAGGTAGGAGATCCGTACGCTGTGAAGCTCAAGTCCTACCGCAAGGCCACCACCAAGCAGGACATCCTGAAGTACGGGTTCGACGCCGCCGTCGAGAAGACCGACAAGAAGATGATCCAGGACATCCAGGGCGGGCTGCGCAAGGACTTCTTCGCGTTCCTGAAGGCGGGGACCGGCACCGCGACCGGCAAGACGTTCCAGGCTGCGATCGCGAACACCTGGGGCGCGCTCACCAAAGCGCTCAACGAGAAGGACGAGAACGGCACGCCGGTGTTCTTCGTCAACCCGCTCGACGTCGCCGAGTACCTCGGAGCCTCGACGATCAACAACATCGAGACCGCGTTCGGCTTCACCTACCTCAAGAACTTCCTCGGCATCGGAGACTGCATCCTCGACGCGAACCAGGCGAAGGGAACCGTCTGCGCGACGCCTAAGGAGAACATCAACGTCTACGCCGTCGACTTCGCCGCGCTGGGCGAGGCTGGCTTCAGCTACCAGTTCGACGAGTCCGGCTTCATCGGCGTCCACCACGAGCCCAAGTACACCAACGGCACGGCCGAGACCTACGCCGACACCGGCGTGCTCCTGTTCCCGGAGGTAGCGAACTACATCGTCAAGGGCACCATCGAGGCGGGCGTCTAATCATGGCCAAACTGCGAGTGATCAAGTGCTTCACCGACAATACCCTAAACGACAAGAAGGGCGGCGTCCGCTGGGAGGGCGAAGTGTTCGATGCGCCCGCCAACCGCGCTAAGGCGCTCATCGAAGCCGGCAAGGTCGAGGAGGTAAAAACCGAGCATGTCAACAAGCCCGACGAGAAGGTCGAGAAAGAGGAGTAAGGAGGTGCCGCTGGCATGGAGGCTTACGCGAGCGTAGAAGATCTCCAAGCGCGCTGGCGACCTCTTTCGAGCGGTGACGAGAAGGCGCGCGCGGAGCAGAAGCTGAAGGACGCGTCCCTCGTCGTCGCCGACGAGTGCCGGAGATTCGGCGTTGAGCTGGATATCGACGATGAGCTGACGAAGGACGCGCTCTCGCTCACCGTATGCGAGATGGTGAAGCGAGCGATGATGTCGCATGTCGACCAGGCTCCGATAACGCAGGGCGGCGTGACCGTTGGGCCGTTCAGCCAGTCCCTAACCTACGCGAACCCGACCGGCGACCTTTACCTGACGTCTGCGGAGAGGCGAAGGCTCGGCATCGGCCGCCAGAGCGCCGGATTCGTCCACCCGTGGGGTGATGCGTGATGCTCCATGGAACCACGGTGATCGTCGAAACCAAGGCGCAAGCAGGGAAAGACTCCCATGGGAACCCCGTCTACGACGTCGCGGTAGAGACCGTCGGCAACGTCCTGGCGGCCGTCGGCCCCACGTCCTCCATCGGAGAGTCAAACCGTCCGGAGGGCGTGTCCGTCGCCTACACGCTGTACTTCCCGAAATCCTACGGCGGCAGCTTGGAGAAGGCGCGGGTGTGGGTCTACGGAGAATGGTTCGATGTCATCGGCGACCCACGCCCGTGGCTCGACCCAGAGCCTCCCGGCGACTGGAACAGAGAAGTGGAGGTGACGGCGACCCATGGCTGATATAAGCGGCCTCAAGATCAACGGGCAAGCTGCGCGCGAGATCATGAAGATGCCGGCCGTGAGGGCGGACCTCGTGGCGAGAGGGCAGCGCATCGCGCGCAACGCCGAGGGCATGAGCGAGAGCGGGAACGCTCGCTACGGCGTCGTGGCGAAGAACCTGGAGGTTTCGGCGCACGTTTTCGTGCAGACCGCAGACGCCGCATCAATCGCGTCGAACGCGAAGCACAACTCCCTCGTGAAGTCAGTCGATGCGGGAAAGGGGTGATGCCATGCCTTACGACATCGAGGCTGCGCTCGTCGCATGGATAGCCGCGAACACCGGATGGGACGCTGCAACGGAGGTCCCGAACCCGCGCCCGGAGCGCTTCGTGTCGATCGAGCGCACCGGCGGAGGGGTGACAGGCGTCGTCTTGGACAACCCTGCCGTCGCCATCCAATGCTGGGCGCAGACGAGAGCGGAGGCGGCGGAGATGGCGTGCAGCATCCGCGACATGCTGCCGTCGTTCAAGCGCGAGGCGAACGTCAGGGCGGTTTCCATCAACTCGATTGCGAGCTTCCCGGCTGCCGATTCGCCACGTTACCAGATAGTCGCGGACATAAAAACGGTTTAGCCGCCCTCTTCGGGCGGCTTATCAGCATAGGAGGATGAGATATGGCGCAAAACGCTGAAAACGTGCACATTCCGAAGCCCAAAGTAGGAGGATCCGTGTACTCGGCCGACCGAGGGACAAATGTGCCGACCGACGCATCAACGGCGCTGCAGGAAGGGTTCAACAGCCTCGGCTACATCCACGAGGACGGCATCACGGAGGCCATCAACGGCGACACGGAGGGATTCAAAGCGTTCGGAGGAGACGAGGTCGCCGTCGTCAGGACCGATCACGAGGTGACGTACGCGTTCCACCCGATCGAGACGAACAAGCACGCGCTGGCAGAGCGGTACGGGCAGGACAACGTGACGGTCGACAGTAAAGGCAACATCGCCGTGCTGGTGAACAGCAAGCAGTCCGCCGCGCGATCCTACGTGTTCGAGGTGCTCCTTTCCGAGACCATGGTGGAGCGGACCGTCGTCCCTCGCGGGAAGGTCATCGAGGTCGGAGAGATGAAGTACTCCGGATCCGAGCCTCTCGGATCCGAGATCAAGATCAAGGCACTTCCGGACGAGCAGGGAAACAAGGCGTACAAGTACTACGCCGAAATCGAGGAGGAGAGCGCGTAATGGCGACGAACGGCAAAGCAAAGGCGAACGAAACGCCCGTAACCGTAAACGTAAAGGGAATCGACGTTGCGGTCGACAAAGAGGTGATGAACGACATCGAGGTAGTGGAGCTTCTCGGAGAGATGCAGGACGGCAACATCTTCGCGTTCCCGAAGCTGTGCAAGCGCGTCTTCGGCGACCAGTACCCGAAGGTGAAGAACGCGCTCGCGAACAAGGCGGGAGTGACTACGGCCACGTCCATGACCGGGTTCTTCAACGAGCTCATGGCGAAGATGAACGAAGGAGAGGCAAAAAACTGATCTTCTTCGCCGAGGTGCGCCGCAAGTACCCGGACGAGCTTAGAGCCGACCTCCAGAGGTACTACGGCGTCTGCATCGACGACGTGGGAGGGAGCGTGTCGGTCAGGCATGCGGCGTCTCTGTCCCGCAGCCTGCCGAGAGGCTCGCTCACTTTGGCGAAGATCAACCCGGAAACGCAGTGGACGGACGCCGAGTGGATGCTCTTCAACCTGCTCAACTCGTGGCGCGACAAGGACGGCCAACTTGTCCCGCCTTGGAGGGAGGCTCCTAAGAAGCGCTCCGCGTCCATGACGCAGGAAGAGTACGAGAGAAGGCTGTCGATGCCGAGGAAGGAGGCTCGCGATGGCAAGCGAATTGGCTAGCGCGTACGTCGCGCTGTACCCGAAGCTGAAGAAGGCGAACATCGCCGCGCAGCTGAAATCAGTCGACGCGAGCAGCGCCGGGGACTCGGTCGGCAAGTCGTTCGGAGGAAGCTTCGGAGGAGCGGCGGCAACGGCGGCAAAAGCAGGGCTCGCAGCGCTCGTGGCAGCGGCTGCTGCCGCCGTCGCCGGCGTCGCAAAGGTTGCCGGATCCGCGCTCGAAAGCTACGCATCCTACGAGCAGCTGGTTGGAGGCGTCGACACGCTGTTCAAGGAGAGCAGCGGGAAGCTCCAGGCTTACGCTGCCGGCGCGTACAAGACGGCCGGCATGAGCGCGAACCAGTACATGGAGCAGGCTACGTCGTTCAGCGCGTCGCTGCTGCAGAGCCTCGGCGGCGACACCAACGCCGCCGTCGAGTACGCGAACATGGCGATCACCGACATGTCGGACAACGCGAACAAGATGGGCACCGACATGGGGCGCATCACCGACGCGTACCAAGGCTTCGCGAAGCAGAACTTCACGATGCTCGACAACCTCAAGCTAGGCTACGGAGGAACAAAGGAGGAGATGCAGCGCCTGCTCGACGATGCCGAGAAGATATCGGGAATCAATTACGACATCTCTTCCTACGCCGACATCGTGGAAGCCATCCACGTGGTGCAGCAGGAGATGGGCATCACAGGCACCACCGCGCAGGAGGCCGCAGCCACCATTGAAGGATCTGTTGCGATGGCGAAAGCCGCCTACTCGAACTGGCTCACCGGGCTTGCCGACGAGAACGCCGACCTCGAAGCGCTGACCGGCCAGCTTGTCGATTCCGTCGTCACGGCCGCTGGGAACATAATCCCGAGGCTCGGTCGCATCCTAGGGACGGCCTTGGGTTCGATACCGCAGCTCGTCGCAAAAGTAGGTCCGGAGCTTGCTGCGTCGCTGGGGACGATGTTCTCGACCGCGTTCGAGACCGTGAAGGGCTCGCTTCCGCAAGGAATGCAGGATTCCATCGCGGCGGCGACAGGGTCGCTGCAGGAAGCGTTCGGCCCGATCGTGTCGGAGATAGGCGAGAAACTCCCGTCGGCCATCGCGACGGCGCAAGAGTGGATAGGACGCCTCGTCGACGCGTTCGCCCCTGTAGCAGCTCAGTTCGCGGGGACGCTGGCGGCAGCGTTCTCGACCGCGTCGACGCTTCTCGAGAGCCTCGGAAGCGCCATAGGCCAGTGGGTGATCCCGGCATTGGAGCAGCTTGCTCCGATGATCGGCGACTTTCTCGGGGCAGCGCAGCGCATGTACGAGGCGCTTCAGCCTGTCGCCGACTTCCTCGGCACCGTGCTCGGGGCAGCCCTGTCGCTGGTCGTCGCCCTCTTCGGAGGAATCGTGCAGGCCGCCACATTCGCCATCGACGCGTTCACCGGGTTCGTCGAGTTCCTTGCAGGATTGCCTGAATCGGTGAACCAGTTCGTGACGAACGTCGGCGCTTTCTTCTCGCAGCTCCCTATGCTCGTCAAGTCGTGGCTCGACCAGGCGGTCGCAGACGCGGTCGCATGGGCGTCCTCGATGGCGGCGCAGGCCGTGGCGGCAGGATCATGGTTCGTGAGCAGCGTCGTGTCGTTCTTTGCCGGGCTTCCAGGATCGGTGTCGGGATTCCTCTCGTCTGCTGTATCTGCTGCAGCGTCGTGGGCGGCGTCGATGGCGAGCCAGGCGGCGACGGCAGGATCCCAGTTCGTCGGAAACGTGATCTCTTTCGTATCGAGCCTTCCTGGAAAGGTCGCCGGGTTCGCCGGGCAGATGGCGTCAGCAGCCGGCGACATGGTACGAGGGATGGTGTCGGGCGTCCGCGACGCAGCGGGTGCTGTTTGGGACGCCATCGTAAACGTGTGCTCCGGTGCGCTCGACGCCGTGAAGAGCTTCTTCGGCATCGCGTCGCCGTCAAAGGTCATGAAGGCGACCTTCAAATGGGTGCCGCTCGGAGCTGCGGATGGCATCGACGCCGCCGCCGGATCGGTCGCAAAGTCGATGGCCGCGATGGGAGTCGGTACCGTGAGCGCCGCTGCGAAAGTAGCAGACGCGATCGCTGCGCCGTTCTCGAACATGGCGATCTCGGCCCCGAGGCTGTCATCGCCCGGCTATGCGGCATCGAGCGGGATGGCAATCTCGGCAAACAAGAACGGCTCGCTCACGAAAGAAGACGTGTACGACGCGATGGTAGCCGCTATCGGCTCGGCAGGAGGCGGCGAGGTCGCCGTGTACGTCGACGGAAAGAAGCTGGCGTCTTCTATCGCCAAACCCATGGGCGTCGAGCTTGCCAGGGCGGAAAACCTGGGGAGGTGGTAGAGGATGGAGGCTATAAACCCTAAAAACAGAATCATAGTCGGAGGCGTCGACCTGTTCGAGCGGTTCGGCATGGTGATGTCCGACGACTGCACGCTGTCCCCTCCGGCTCCGAAGACCTACCTGGTCGACGTTCCGGGCGGCAGCGGGTCGATAGACCTCACCGAGGCGATGACGGGCGACGTCGCGTACGGGGCCAGGAAGCAGTCGTTCGTGTTCGGCGTCATCGAGCCGGAGATGTTCGAGCGGATCAAGACGGAGGCGTCGAACTTCCTCCACGGGCGGAGGCTCGATTACTCGCTGACGATGGACCCGGGGTACACCTACCATGGCCGCTTCTCGATAGACGAGTACTACAGCAAGGCGCATATCGGCTACTTCAAGGTCGACGTCGAGGCCGACCCGTGGAAAACCAAGGGGACGCAGACGTACCGCCTCGACGCGAGCGGAGGCAGGATGTTCCGCTTCGAGTGCGGGCGGCGTCCCGTGCGCCCGACGATCGAATGCTCGCATCCTTGCAGGATCGAGTTCGGCGGGAAGGCGCAGACCGTCCCGGCCGGGACGTGGAGGCTCAACGACGTGCTGTTCGAGCAAGGGTGGAACGAGATGTACGTCAACAGCTTCGAGGTGATCAACACGTGCTGGTTCGAGCTCGCCGAGGGAGAGGGGCACGCGACGACGTGGAACGCGGCCGGGTCGATGAGGTGGGACGAGCTGCGCGCGCTCAACGGGCAGGGCCTCATGCGCTCGAAGACGTGGGAGGACATGGCGGGGTCCCGCTGGAGCGACGAGAGCGGGACGAGATGGGCGGAGCTTCGCTACAAGACGCCGCTCGGAGACGAGACGGAGGCGTTCGTATCATACGATTGGAGTGATCTGTAAATGGCAACGGCCAATTTGGGATTAGAGGAGATAAACGGATCCGACTACATCGATCCGGCTGTTTTCAACCGAAACAGCAATAAGATCGACAAGCTCGGCAAGAAGTACGTCGTGGACAGCGGGAAGTCGGGCGAATGGGAATGGGAGAAGTGGAGCGACGGCACCGCCGTGTGCCGCATCCGCCGCAAGACGTTCCCGTCCCAGGCGTTCGGCGGATGGGGCGAGCTGTGGGCGACGTCAGCCATGAGGTTCTCGGCGTACCCGTTCAACTTCGCCGAGGTGCCGTCCGTGAAGATAGAGTTCGAGGGCTGCGACAGCTCCGGCAACTGGCCGTTCGTCTCCAAGACGAGCGAGTCGACGACGAGCCAGTCGCCCGCGTTCTGCCTGTACTCCGCCATGCAGGAGACGGTGACGAACCCGAAGTTCTCCATCGAAGCGAGGGGCAGGGTCTAGATGTGGCGCGTCAAGTACGGCGGGCAGTACCTCCACGACCCCGTGGGGGACGAGCACGCGCTCACCGACATCCGCATGGGGATGGAGGCGAACGCGGCGGGATGGTGCGAGTTCACGATCCCCGAGGGCCATCCTCTGAAGAGCATGTTGAAGGACAGGGACAGGTCGAACCCCGTCGAGGTGTGGCTCGACGACGAGATGCTGTGGGCGGGGTTCGTCTACGAGAGGAGCAGCGACTTCCTGCTCTCGGGCAGGGTGTCGTGCAAAGGCGAGCTCGCCTACCTCGGCGACGTGCTGGTGCGACCGTACTCGACTGTCCCGGGAAAGCAGCCCCTCACGGCTCCGAGCTCCGTCGACGGGTACTTCTCATGGCTCATCGAACAGTACAACGAGCGCGTGGACTCATCGCGCCGGTTCGTCGTCGGGGTCAACAACGGGGCGGCGCTTGACAGGAACAACCACATACTTCGGGAATCCTCGCAGCTTCCCACGGTGTCGAGCGAGATACAGGACAAGCTGATCGAGCGGCTCGGAGGGTACCTGTTCGTCAGGCGAAGCGGAGGCGTCCGCTACATCGACTACCTGGCCGAGTGCTCAGACGTCAACGCCCAGGTGATCGACTTCGGGGAGAACCTGCTCGACTTCGCGCGCACCGACACGACCAATGGGCTGTTCACCGCCGTCCGGCCCGAGGGGAAAGACGGGCTGACGCTCGAGTCCATGCCGGACGGAACGTACCCGAAGGACGCCGCCTTCTGCAAGGAAGGAGACGTCCTGGTCCACAGGGAGGCGGCGGAGCGCTACGGCGTCATCGAGATGCAGTACTCGAACCCCGACGCCGGGACCGTGGAGGGGCTGTGCGATTCGGCGGCGGCCGCGCTGCGCCCGCACGTGGAGCCGAAGACGACCATCGAGGCGAAGCTCGTCGACATGGCTATGATGGCGGTCGGGAGGTTCAAGCCGCTCAGGGTCGGGGAGCTCGTGCGCGTGAGGTCGAGGCCGCACGGGTTCGACGGGTACATGCTCGTGTCGAAGATCGAGCCTGACCTGCTCGACCCGTCGCGGTCGGTCTACACGCTCGGAACGACGTTCGACTCCCTCACCGGGGAGACGAACAGGCAGATACGCAGGCTCAACGCGTCCATCAACTCCGCGTACGACGCCATGGCCCCCATCGGGCAGGCGGCCAAGGACGCGGCCGAGAAGGCGGAGGCCGTCGACAAGATCGCCAAGGACGCGGCCGGCTTGGCTCAAAGCGCCCTCGACGCTCTGGCGGACCTGCACGGCGCCTACGTGCACATCAGGTTCTCCGCAAGCCCAGACGGCGTCCCTATGACCGAGGCCCCGCAGGCCGACACCGCCTACATGGGCATATGCTCGAACGGATCTCCAGACGGCCCCGCGGACCCGGACGCCTACTCGTGGGCGCGCACGCTTGGATCCAGCGGCGAGGACGGCGTGCCCGGCGCTCCTGGAGCGGACGGCGCTCCGAGCTACCTGCACGTCAAGTGGTCGGAATCGCCCACGGGCGACCCCATGTCCGAGACGCCCGGCCCCTACATGGGCACGTGCGTGGATTCGACCGAGGCCGATCCGATCGACCCGGCGCTCTACACCTGGACCAGGATCAAGGGCGACAAGGGCGACCGTGGAGAGCGGGGGCTTCAAGGCTTGCAGGGCGAAGACGGCGCGCAGGGCATGCCTGGCAAGCCCGGTGCGGACGGCAAGCCTGGCGTGTCGAGCTATACCCATATAGCCTATTCGAACAGCGCGGACGGAACCGTTGATTTCAGCTTGAACGAAAGCGACCGCGCCTATATAGGAATGTACGTCGATAGCGTGCAGGAAGACAGCAGCACCCCATCCAAGTACGCATGGAGCAAGATAAAGGGCGCTGACGGCGCGAACGGAACGCCCGGAAAGCCGGGAGAGGACGGAAAGACGCCGTACCTCCATATAGCATACGCTAACAGCGCAGACGGCACGTCCGGCTTCTCGACAACGGACAGCACCGGAAAGCTGTATATAGGCCAGTACACGGACCATGCGCAAGCGGACAGCTCAACTCCGTCTATGTACGCATGGACTAAGATAAAGGGAGAGCAAGGCCCGCAGGGAAAGCCGGGAGCAAACGGGCAAGACGGAGCAGACGGAAAGACGCTGTACGGTACGTGTTCAACTGCTGCTGCGACGGCTGCGAAGGCGGTTTCCGACGTGGCGGGTTTCTCGCTGTACCCAGGAGCGGCCGTCGCCGTCACGTTCTCGCATTCCAACACGGCGAGCCTGCCGACGCTCGACGTGAACGGATCGGGCGCGAAGCGGATCATGATAAACGGAGCGAACGCTGCTTTCTGGGTTCCCGGCTCAACCGTGCCGTTCGTGTACGACGGAACCGCCTGGCAGGCGTGCAACGCGCCGATCTACGGATCGACCGCGACGATCGGCAGCCCGTCGGGCGGCAACGTGTACGTGGACGGAGACAGCGTCTCGGTGAGGCAGGGCACCACCGTGCTCGCGCGCCTCAAAGCGGGGCTCCTGGAGCTTGCGGCCAACTCTGCGAACGCGGTCATCAAGCTCTGCGGCGGCAAGGGGGCGATAGCCTACTACGCGGGCACCGACCAGCTGGCGGTCATGGCCCCAGGCTCGATCGCGCTCGCCGCCTGCCGGACGCTCTCCGACGGGACCGTGCAGCCCTACGACTCCGGCGTCGCGTGCAACAGAAGCGGCGTGCTCCTGAAGGGGGCCGTGGAGGCGTCGGGCACCTTCAGGCTCAACGGCGGCAACATGGCCGACTTCGTGGTGGCCCAGGGCACGAGCGGCATCTGGCGGTGGCGCAAGTGGGCGTCGGGGTTCGCCGAGTGCTGGGGCGCAACGTCCACGCCGACGTCCACGAACATGCAGTGGGGCGGCATGACGTACGACGGGACGATGCGCGGAGGCCACGCCCTCCCGTTCGCCCTTACGAATCTCGTGCATGCAGACGTCGTCATCGAGGACCCGGGCGGCGGAGCGTTCTGGCCCGGCGTGCACACGGTGTTCGGAGACAAAGCCCCGAAGTTCTTCGTCCTGAGCGTCGGCAACTACTCGAGAACGGTGTACCTGCACTACTACGTTACCGGAACATGGAGGTGATGGGCATGGCCGGCATGAGGATCGTCGACGAGAACGGGAACGAGATAGCCAACCCCGACCTGTCGGCCGGGACGCTGTCCCCGACCATAGTCGTCAGGAAGGGAGCCGTCCCGCCCGACGACGTGGAGAAGTTCGCGTGGGCGGACGACGACTACGAGGAGGTCGCGGTGTACGTCGAGCGGGCGGGCGCTCCAGGGATACTGGCGAACGGCTCTGCGAGCATCGAGGACTTGATGGTTGCGGTCGCCGAGCTCGGCGCTCTCGTAGCGGGCGAATAAGCAGGAAAGGACAGGAGGAATCATCATGATCAAGGTTTACTACAGCCTGGTGAAGAACGGCAAGTGGGCAATCGAGAACGTCCCTGCGCTCTGGCGAGGCGGCGTGCAATCGCTCCTGGACGCAGACGAGGCCGCAGAGGACGAGGAAGCGGCCGGATAGGTCCTGTTCGCTCGAACGCAAAACCACACCGGAAAATCGACGAGGCAAGCCCTGCTGGGCTTTTCAAAGCAAAACGAGACAAGGAGAGACAAGCAATGGAGAATCTGCTGATAGCGACGGTCCTGTGCATGGCGCTGGACGTCGCGACCGGAGTGGCGGGGGCCGTCAAGGCCGGCGCGCTGAAAAGCGGGAAGATGCGGGAGGGGCTGTGGCACAAGGCCGGGTTCTTCGGCCTCATCGCGCTCGCGTACCTCTTGGAGTTCGCCGCGAGCGTGGCCGATCTCGGCATATCGGTTCCGGCTGTGAGCGCGGTGTGCGTGTTCGTCATCCTGACCGAAGTCGTGAGCATCGTCGAGAACCTGTGCGTGCTCAACCCCGACATCAGGGACAGCCCCGTCGGTAAGATGCTCGCATCGCCTGGCGGGGAGGCGGGAGAGAAGGAGGAGTAGGATGGACTGGGAAGGCCTGAACGCAGACGTGGAGATGATCCTGCCGCGCAGCTTCACCCGCGGCAGGCACGGCTCCATCCAGGCGGTCACGATCCACCACATGGCGGGCGACCTGAGCATCGAGGACTGCTACAGGACGTGGCTCAACAGCTCGACGTCGGCCCACTACGCCGTGCAGTCGGACGGCACGGTCGGTCAGCTCGTAAACGACTGGGACACCGCCTGGGCGTGCGGAAACGACTGGGCGAACCCGAACACGGTAAGCGTCGAGCACGCCAACGACGGCAGCTGGCCGTGGACGGTCGGCGAGGCAGCGCTGGAGGCTGGGGCGCACCTCGTGGCGGCTATATGCCGAAAGTACGGGCTCGGCCGCCCGGAGTGGATGGCCAACGTGTTCCCTCACAGCCACTGGTCGGCGACGCTCTGTCCCGGCGAGCTGGCCGGGTCGCAGAACGCGGAGTACATGCGCCGCGCCGGCGAGTGGTACGACAGGATGGCCGGGGCGTCCGGCGAATGGGTGCGCGACGGGAAGGGCTGGTGGTACAGGCGGGCGGACGGCTCCTGGCCTGCCGGAGAATGGCTCGCGCTCGACGCGTGGTACCGCTTCGGGGCGGACGGATACGCGCTCACCGGCTGGCAGCTGGTCGACGGCAAGTGGTACCTGTTCGGCGACGACTGCCGCATGCTCACCGGCTGGCAGAGCGTCGGCGGCAAGCGGTACTACCTGACCGGCTCCGGGGCCATGGCCACGGGATGGGCGGAGGTGGACGGAGCATGGTACTACCTGGACGCGTCGGGCGCGATGCGGACCGGATGGCTGCTCGACGGCGGCAAGTGGTACTGGCTCGACGAGTCGGGGGCGATGGCGCGCTCGACGTGCCGAAGCATCGACGGAGAATGGTACGCTTTCGGGGCATCCGGCGCGATGATCCAGGGAACCGTGAACGTCGAAGGGTCGGGCGCTCTCGATCTCGACCGATGA